AATTTTAATTCTACGTTTAGTCTCGTTTTCTTCTATTTCATAAGTACTATTAGTTACTAAAATAGGTAAAGGAGCATCATTATATGTGATGGCGGTAATAGTAGCATTTGCTTGAGCGTTACCTGTATTAATCTTATCGCCTACTCTAAACCCACCTGATGTTGTTGTAATAGTAATGTTAGAGTTATTTACTTTAAATGTTATATACCCTTCTCCGGGTACGGTGCTGTTGGTAACAATTTTATTTGCATAAAAAACATTAGAAAGAAATGCAGCATTAGATGATATACTAATATTTGCGTTTAGATAATTACCTGAACTATCTTCGTAATGATGAATAGCACCACTATCAGTATACTTATCATCAATATACTTTGTTAAATTATCAGTTGTAAGTGGCCAACCAAATCTAGCATCTAATATATCATTAGTATGTAAAATTACCCAGTGTAAACTTGAATCACCGTAAAGTTTATATGCAAGTACTTCTGGGGTATCTCCATCCTGAATATCATAGTATTCATATGCTGTTAAATTATCTTTAATACTATCTGAAATAACCGTTCTTGTTGCAATATTAGTGACAAGCTGAATTGTTCTTCGGTCATCAAGCGAATACAAAGTAAGTGGAAACTTAGAAAAATACATTAATAACCACCTTCCCCGTTTGCACCGATCATCTCTTTTGTGAGTGTTTCTTTCTCTTGGAAAGTCAACGACATATTAATCTCAGTTGGAGCGCCATCAGAGAACGATGAAAATTGTTCTGCTCCGTAAGTAATATCCATATCAGTAAGTACACATGCAGCAAACCTATGTAGATAAGGATTATCGGCGCCCTGATATCTGTATGCTATTTGAAATTCAGACGGGTTAATAAAAAACATTTTATTAGTTGACATTTCTGGATACATGTGGAACTTAAACAGATTAATTATTTTCTTAACCTGATCTGACTCGTTCTTACTCTTAGGCATAAATTTATATTTAAACTGAAATGTTCTAAAATCAACCGCTTCAAAAATTACTTCTTTGAAAGGATTAAGTGATATACCTTTTCCAGCATTGACAAGATTTTTTACATTGGTACCACCCAACGCTGCGGGAATGTTAGCAATGTTGAGCAACCCAGCTGCTGCGTACTCACCATTAAACAACCCCATTGCATCACCAGCAAGTGCACCAGCAAGTGAACCAAGATCTGCATTTGCATATTTTACCCCATATTTAACAACTGGTGGTCCATCCATATGTAGTGCTATAGTATCTGTAATTCTATACGCTGTATCTTTATCAAGTAGATTTGAAAAAGGATTCATTAACAACAGCGCAGCTGCACCGCCTGCTGCTACTGCTCCTATATTTTTAGCAACAAATGCTCCAGCCTGATATGCTATAGGTTTACCTGAAGTATCTATTTTAGAAGTAACCGCTTTGGAAAATTCTCCAGCTAGTGCGCTTTGTGTTGCAGCTCCCCCTGCAGCTGCTCCTGCTATGAAACCTACATTACTAGCTGTTCCCAGTTGATCTTGAGACATATTAGCTGAGTTAGGGTCACGTTGAACGGCTATCTTAGATTTACCTTCAATAAATTTTGATTTGCCTCTCATTACAATACCAAACTCTACATAATGTAATAGATCATTTCCACCTAAATCTTCTGGATAGCGGTTTAGCTGAACATTGAAATTGCGCCTATTCACAACATCAAGTATGTTTTTTTGCTTGTTCCACGCATCTGTCTGTCTGGACTGTATATTGTCTAATAACTTGTCTGCCATTTTAACCTTATAAATAATTGGTTATTTTAATATTTATCTCAAATGTACAAAGCTACCTATAAAGGAAGATATCGGGTTATTAACCCTTCCAAATACAGGGGCGATTCTCAGGATGTTACGTATCGTTCTTCCTGGGAATTAAAATTTATGAAGTGGTGCGACACAAACCCGTCTGTACTAGAATGGGGATCTGAGACGATTATCATTCCATACACATCACCGGTAGATAACAGAGTACATCGATACTTTGTAGATTTTTATATCAAGGTACAGGACAGAAATGGTAAGATTAATAGATATTTAGTTGAGATTAAACCGGCTAAATTTACTAAACCCCCTGAAATACCAGCTCGTAAAACACGGCGCTTCGTTCAAGAAGTATTTCAATACGGGACAAATCAAGCAAAATGGAAAGCTGCTAATGAATATTGTATAGAACGCAGCATGAAATTCTTGGTTCTTACGGAAGTTGACCTGGGGATATAATGGATAAATATCCATATGGCGACGACAACCAACCCCTTTTTAAGCATACGCAATAGCGCTGGTGATACCGTAAAGTCTGTAGACTGGTATCAGGAGCAGGTCAAATCACTTAGAGGTTAACCTCCAACAAGCTTATGCAAAATGCACCTGATTTAGTTAATCAGGTGTTGCCCGGGCGTATGTATTTTTTCGTGTATGATGCTAAACTTAAAGATACATTACCGTATTGGGATATGTTTCCACTAGTACTACCGTTTAAAAAATTACCAGATGGATTCCTAGGTATAAACCTACACTACTTACCTTATATGGTTCGTTTTAAGCTACTCGGGGCTTTGCATACCTTAGCTGTTGATAACAATATGTCCGAAAATAATAGACTAAGATTAAGCTGGCAGTTGCTAGAAAGCTCTTCAAAATTTAATCCAGTTAGAGCGTGCGTAAAGCATTATCTTGACAGCCAAGTTCGTTCCAGGTACCTGTCAATTAAGTACCCTGATTGGGTAACAGCTTCCCAGCTACCTGTAGAGAGATTTGTTGGAGCAAACAAAACAGAAGTCTGGAAAGACTCAAGGAAAAAATACTAATGGCAAAGTCAAGTTTTAATCTAGAGAGATTTAGAACATCAATTCTTACAAAGGGTCTTGCGAGATCAAATAGGTTTGAAGTTAAGATTATCCCTCCTAATGGCATGGGTGGGGCAAGAAGTGGTTACAATAGTAGTCTAATTAGCTTATATTGTGAGCAGACTTCTTTTCCTGGTCTTAATATTCCAACAAGTTCGTATAAGATATTTGGACCTACATATCAGAGACCAAAGACTATTGAGTATGGTGGAGAAGGTATCCCGTTAACGTTTCACGTTGATCCATCGTTGTACATTAAAACATTCTTTGAAGACTGGATGCATCTTGTAGTTGATAAGACCAACTATACTGTTAACTACCAGCATGTCTATGCATCGACAATATCTATTGCTCAGTTAGATGAACAAGATAACATTACATATGAGATAGAATTATTAGAAGCATTTCCAAAGAATATTAATCTTATGGAGTTAAATAACGCTGCAACAAATCAAACACATAGGTTAAATGTAGTGTTTGGTTTTAGATATTGGAGACGAGTTGAGCAATTGAATCCAACCGATGTACCTGAGCAAGTTCGATACCCCCAGGTACCGAGACGAGATACTCGACTTGGTGAAAGAACAAGTACCGGTGTATCAAGAACTGGTTCAACAAATGAAAACCCTACCTATGGAACAGGTTTGGTTACAGATAACTAATTTATTATAGGAGAAAATTATGGCATTACCAAAGTTAAATACACCAACATATGAATTGATTTTACCATCAACAGGAAAGGCAGTTAAATACAGACCTTTTTTAGTAAAGGAACATAAAATTTTACTGACAATGTCTGAAGCAGATGATAACGAGACATCTAGAATCATTCGTGAACTTGTAGATGTATGTACGTTTAAAGAATTAAAAGTATCAAGTCTACCACATTTCGATATCGAATATATCTTTATGAATCTAAGAGCAAAGTCTATTAGTGAAAAAGTTAACGTTATTGTTACTTGTGATTGTGGTAATAAGATCGATACAAGTTTTAGTATTGATGACCTATCAATTGAAAAAGATCCTAGTCATTCAAATAAGATTATGCTTACAGATAATGTAGGTATAGAGATGAGTTACCCTAACATTAGTGATGTAATTTCTATTATAGATTCTAACGATGCAGATAAGATCATGAATCTTGTAGAAAGCTGTATTAAGGGTATCTTTGATAGTGAAAATTATTGGGAAGGTGCTAATCAGACTAAAGAAGAAATAAGTGATTTTATTAACTCGCTTACCAAAGAACAGTTTGATAAGATTGAAAACTTCTTTGTTACCGCACCAAAGATTGTTCAAAATATAGAATGTGAATGTCCTGAATGCGGAAAACTTAACAAAGCAAGGCTTGAAGGCCTGCATAATTTTTTCGTATAGCCCTTTCTCAGGATAATTTACAGAATTATTTTTTACTTAATTTTTCCCTCATGCAGCATCACAAGTATAGCTTGACAGAATTAGAAGAGATGTTGCCTTGGGAAAGGGAAGTTTACGTTGCATTATTAATAGATCATATAAGAAATGAGAATGAAAAGCTAAGGATGTTAAAACAGAACGCAAAAAATAGTTAAAATGACAAAACATAAAAAAGAACCAGAAGACTGGATGCAAAAGAAATGGCGCCCTGCCATGGGTTGGATGTACATGGGTGTATGTATTTTTGATTTTGTATTTTTCCCTATACTGTGGAGCGCACTTCAGGCTTTAAATCATGGACAAGTTACAAGTCAGTGGCAGCCTTTAACATTACAAGGAGCTGGTTTATTTCACCTGGCCATGGGTGCTGTTTTAGGTATTGCTGCGCACGGCCGAACACAAGAGAAGATAAGCGGTGCAGAAAATGGTGGTATGCAACAACCTAATAATACATTTGGTTCTACGTCTCCATCCAGTTTTGATACTCCCTCTAGCGCAGGGTTTGGGGATACAGCTACACCTAACCCTATTGTAAGAAAACCAATAATTAAACCTGCAGTAAACTAAGATGGATAAATTATCTCCTATTGAGCCTAAAAAGCCTCTTAGTTATGTAACTGGTGCTCTTCAGCTTGAGAACAATCCCGTACCTGATCAGGAAGTACCTCAGGACAAAATTGAAAAAAAATCTGATAATAAAGATCTTTTAAAATCAGTTAAGAAAATTGAAGAGACGTTAGTTAAGTCTTATGAGCTTCAAAGAGATATAAAGAAAGATATAGCAAAGCTGTCTAAAGGTGTTAAAGCCTCTGTAGGATCAAAAGCAGATAATGTTAGTGCACCCGGGGTTAAAGATAGTGCTAAGTATGAAAGCAAAGGTATTTTTGGAGACTTTAAACAAGGGTTTAAAGATCAGTGGAAGCATATGTATGGCGGTAAAGATTCGGATGTTAAACCACCAAATAATGTAGCATCGGTAGATAGTGTATTAGATGCTGCACCTAAAGCAGAAGCAGTAAAGCCCGATACTAAGTTTGATAGCAGTCAAGCAGAAGATATTGTATACAGAGATAAACCAAATGTAAGTCCTGCATCTACAATGCTAGGCCTACCAGCTCCAGAAGTTACCCAATCTAGTAAAACAGATACAGAAGCTAGCCAATTTAATAAAACAGAAACTGAAGCTAGCCAATTTAATAAAACAGATATAGAAGTTAGAACACAGGCAAAAACTGTAAAGCCTGATATAAAGCTTGACAGCAGTCAAGCAGAAGATATAGTATACAAAGATAAACCAAGTATAGTACCTACGTCTAGCATGCTTGGCTTTTCAGCTCCTAATGATAAGGTGGCTGCTGCAGCACCCGATGTATCTAACGTAGTTAATTTACCTATTGAACAAACACCTAAAAGTGCTGTTGAAGCAGATAAGACAAAAGAAGTTAGGTTAAAAGAGAATTATAATCCAGATTCTGATAACATTACAACAAATGAAGATATAGTTGCTAAAAGTAATGAAGAAATTTCAAAAACTTCAATTGAAGTAAAAGAAGTTTCTAAAGAGCAGCTTACAGAACTTAAACAAATAGATGATAAGTTAAAAGAACAGGATCCTAAAGAATTCAGAGAAGATCTAAAAGGGATCTTACAGAAAATTTTAGAAGCTATTGCTGCTAGCAAAAATCAAGCTAGTAGTGTTTCAGGACCGGGGGATATACTAGATCTGCCTGACTCAGGTAGAAAACAAGGTAGAGGTAGAAAACAAGGATCAAATAGATCACCCCAGTTACCAAGTCCTACAAGTCCAAATAGATCACCTCAGTTACCTGCTCCATCCTTACCTGAGTTACCAGGATCAAATAGATCTCCTCAGCTACCGGGCCCTACAAGTCCAAATAGATCTCCTCAGCTACCGGGTCCTAATACAGGTACATCAAGACCATCTCTACCGCCTGTTATAAGTTCACCGGCACCTGCAGTACCACAGCTACCAGGTCCTACTCCAACATCTACAGGCGGAGTCGGTGTTGAGGATATACCGTTTAGAGATAAACCTAATATACCTAAAACACCTGGTCCTGTAGCTGGCCCAAGTCCGAGTGCTGCAGGAGGTACGGCAACTCGTACTATAGGTTCCAGAATTGCAAGTGCAGCAGGTGGTATAGCTAAGACTGCAGCTGCAGGAGCGGTAATGCTTGGTGGTGTAGCTATTGGTGATACTATTGCAGGTAAGATGGGTGTAGGTAAGGATAAAGAAGGTAACGATCTTAAGATAGA